ATTGCCCAATGGGAACATAACAACAAATTAAAAGGCACGTTTCATTGTACTATAGGCATAAACTTAGATACATACGAACTTACAAGAATGTACCCGGTAGAAATGTATAAAATGCAAAAACATGGTGTATATGAAGTTACAGTTGAACCAATGACATGCAGGCGCGAAAATAGTTTTAGACCTTTAAAGATTAAACAAGTAGGGTTATTCAAAAAAGAACAAACACAAATGATTCTTAATAAAATAAAACTTACAACTATTGATACTTTAAATTCTAATCATTTATCAATGGGTGTTGTTGATATTACTGATAAAAAAATAATGGTTGTAACTTCTAAAAATTATGTAAATGATTCCCAGTTTGATTTATTTGAAGGTACTGAGTATTCTATAAAAGAAAGTTTAAAAGGTAAAAGCTACAGCAATAAACTTTACAAAGATATTCGAATTTTATACCCTACAGATGAAACTAAACAGGGTTATCGTGATTTAAGTTATAATGAACATCACTTTTTTGTAGGCTTAGAAAAAAACGGTTATGTACCTGATTATTACAATACAAATGCCTATAATAGAATGATAATTGGTAATTTAAGAAATCATAGAAATGTGTTTATAGGTTTATGTATGTTTAAGTCAGAAGAAAATTTATTTACCTAATACTATGATTTTTCAAATATTACCTTTACTTTTGCCATTACGGCAGCCTACTGCTAAAAACGTTCTTACTACTTGTTAACACCATGTTACACCAATTGTAACGCATAAAACGCTGATAATCATAGCTTGTTACGCTGTTACACTTGTTACACCACTTCAACACGTATATGCGTGTATTTTTTATGTTTACTCTCACATATATGTAGAATATAGTGTAACATACGTAACAGTGTAACATGTACTATATATCAATTACTTATGTGTTACACTTAATGTAACAAGTGTTAACAATAATAATAAATAATAATAATAATATAAATAATAATACTAATAATAATATAGATATAGTCTTAAAACTTTTTTAAAAGCTGTTTAAAGGCATTTTTATATTAAAGTGGTGTATAGATATCAAAACTTATTAAAAGTTGCTTAAAACGAAAATATGAAAGATACAGGTAGACCTATGAAATTCAAATCACCTGAAGAATTACAAAAGAAAATAGAATCTTACTTTGATTGGTGCGATTCACGTACACGCGTTAAGCATCTTGTTACTAAAGATGGTGTTCAAGAAGTAGTTGAAAGTTTTCCAAGACCTTACACAGTTGAAGGCTTAGCTGTTTATTTAGATACATGCCGCGATACTTTGATAAATTATTCAAACAAGGAAACCTTTTTCGACATTATTAAACGCGCAAAGCAAAAAATACTGGCTAACAAGGTTGAAGGCGGATTAGATAGAACTTATGATATGGGTGTTGCTAAGTTTATGCTTATCAATAATTACGGCTTTAAGGATAAGCACGAAACAACCGAGGACGACAAAAACATAAACATCAACATTCAGTACCCACCTGACACTAAATAGTGCCGCGCAATATTGACATACAGCTTTATAAGCCGCACACCGGGCAAAAACGAATATTAGATAATAAGCGCAGGTTTAACTGTATTGTTTGCGCGCGTAGGTTCGGCAAAACTGAATTGATTACTTCTGTTGCATTGCCGCTTATAAGCCCCGCGGTGTTTGAAGGTAAGTTTGTTGGTATATTTGTCGATGACTTTAAGGACTTTGCGCAAAGCTGGAATAAGATTGTTGATACTTACAAAACAATATCAGAGGGCGGAATCATTAAGCACAAAGATGAAACTTCAAAGATAATGCAGTTTCTAAACGGCGGCGTTTTAGAAGTCTGGTCAATCGGCGATGAAGGGCGAAAGGATAAAGGGCGCGGCCGTAAGTATCACCGGGTAATCTATGAAGAAACGCAAAAGATACCTTCACATATATTAGAATACCATTGGAAAACAGTTGCACGCCCTACCTTAACTGACTACAAAGGTGAGGCGTTTTTCATTGGTACCGCAGCGGGTAAAGATAACTATTGGTATGAACTATGCCGCAACGGCGCTAAGGCTGGCAACGTAGAAAAGAATTGTTATAATGACATAGACTTGCCACAAAGCGAAAACGGTTCTGATAGTTGGATAACGTTTCGAATGGAAACAACTGACAATCCAAACATAGACCCAGATGAAGTAGCCGATGCAAGCCGCGACCTTGACCGCTTAACATTTGAACAAGAATATAAATCTGTATTTGTTGACTATTCAGGTGAAGCATGGGTATATGTTTTAAAGGACAAAAGCATTCAGCAAAAAGTATTTCAGCCTTCAAAGAAAATTAATTGGGAAACTGAGCAAATTTACGTTTCATTTGACTTTAATAAAATACCAATGACCGCCGCCGTTATGCGCAAAACTACATTGGCGCCTGATGTATCAGCACGTTCACGTTATCGTTACGGTGTGCATATTGTAAAGGAATTTAAGATAGGTAGTGAAGAACGCGGTGAGGCTTCAATCTATGATACATGCCAGGCGTTTAGGGAATGGGTATTTGCAGAAACAAATAAAAAGATAGGCCGTTGGTCTGATACTGCTATTTATCCTTGTACTATACCGCTACTGATTACAGGTGATGCAAGTGGTGACCGTTCCGATGGTAGGCAGCGAGTATCAAAAACATATTACGAAATTATACAAGAAGAATTGCAATTACCCGCGCGGTTTTTTGTAGTGCCTAAAGCTAACCCGCTGCATGCTGAAAGCTACGTGCAAACAAATACTATTATAAGCATGTGTCCAGACTTTCAGATTTATGAAGACAAATGTCCGGGCTTACGTATGGACTGTTTACGTATTAAATCCGATAACAGCAGGCGCATAATTAAGGGCAAAGGAGAAGAAAGGCAGGCTGACTTACTTGATAATTTGAGGTATTTACTTAACACGTTTTGTCAAGATATAAAATTATAACCTAATGATTTACCGCCCCAAAATTAAAGTACATTCTAATGAAGAAGTAGAATATTGGAAAAACCTAATAAATGAAAAGCGCCAACAAAACAAAAGTTTGCAGCGCTGGTTAGTTGTTAGTGATGTACACAGGCCGTTTCATAATCAGATACTATGGCAAAAACTACTGAGGCTAATATCTGAACTTGGCACTAATTTACACGGCATTGTTTTAGCGGGCGATTATTTAGACTTATACACGTTAGGTTCTTATAATGCTGAATCATTAGCTAACTTATCGGGCCTTACATTACAAGATGAATATATTGATGGCTTACAAGGTATTGATGATATTAACAGCGCGTTCAAAGGTGCAAAAAAGTATTTTCTATTTGGCAACCATGAAGACCGATACTTTAGGCATATCAAAGAAAAGGACAATGCTAAATACGGTGGCGCTTTAATAAATCCTACTGATGCATTATACTTGTATGAACGTGGATGGGAAGTTAAAACAGACTGGCAAAGTGATTTTTTCACGTTAGGCAAACACTTAGATATAGTTCACGGCGTTTACACATCTATACATGCAGCTAAAGCGCACTTAGATAAAACTCAACATAGTGTTATGTTTGGACATACACACCGAGTTCAATGCTATCATTCAGGTAATAGGGCCGCGTTTAACATTGGCGGATTATATGATATTAAATCAAAAGGTTTTAGCTATATGCCGCGATTCCAGCGCCAATTGTGGGCAAATGGTTTCGCCATCGTCAATATAAATGACAATGGCGATTTTTACGTAGAACAAATTAACGTTTGGGCCGATAAGTTTTTAGCTAATGGTAAAATGTATTAAGTTGTACAAAAACTAGGACAAAATGTCCAAGTATCTACATATGAATTTGGGGTGTGGCGAAAATGATGTTTCTAAATGCTCGCTGTGTCTTATTGATAGAATCGGTTTGAACGACATCAGCCCCAATTTAACGTTCACGTAAAATGAACATTAGTATTTTGTGAACATAGCTGTATAAATGCTTATGTTACTTTAAGGCCGCAAAGTAAAATATAAATATTGTTATGTTACTTTAAGCCTTTAAACTAAAATAAGGTGCTAATTACGCCATCGTGCAAACATAGTAGTATAAGGATGGCCGCCGCCTGTAAACATTGGACCATTATAAGGCCATTTGAAATAATTAGTAATATGCAGCTGCCAATGTTCCCACGGCGTTTTGTACTTTGGTTCTTTAAAGTCAAGCCAAAAATAAGCCTTATGCGTTTTAAGTTCGTTATTTAATAGTGCAACCCATGAATAATAACGCGATTCGGATTCTAATACTGAATAATGCCGCGGTGGATGCCAGAATTTAAAGCGCTTATGTTTTCTGTAAAACTTACGGGTTAACGGAAAACAATTAAAAGAATCATTCAGGATTAAACCCAATTCAATATTATCAGTTTGACCGCTTAATATTAGTTCGCGTATCCATTTAGATTCCGTTTGCATATTTATTTCGTATTTTTTTTAATGCTTGTTCTTGAATTTGCCTAACTCGTTCACGGCTGATATTCATTTTTTGGCTAACCTGTGTAAGTTCTTGAGGGAACGAATCAAAGTATCTATACTTTAAAACTTCTAATTCTTTAGCATTTAAACACCGGGTAACATCTTTGTAAAGTTCATTTTGTTCTAACTTTAAAACATGCTTATCACAAAGGTCATCTGATGCAACCTGATATATTTTGTCGCCATCTTCATTTGTTTCATCTAAGCTAACAAAGCCTGCTATACATTGCGCTGATTTTACAACGCGTTCTTTAACGTTAAAACGTTTTGCCAGCGCTTCGGTGTCAGGTTCCTGAATATTGGCAATTGCGTATTTAATTTGTTGCAGCCTGTGCGGGTATCTAACAACATTTTTCTTAGTATCAATAAAATCTTTGATATGCTGCTGAATGTGAAATAGCGCATAGCTGATAAATTTATTTTGAAACGCTGGATTAAATGTATCGGCCGCTTTGATTAAACCTAACATGGCCTCGCTTACTAAATCCATTATATCGATTTGGGCATTATCATATCTAAAGGCTATTGATGCAGCAAATAACATATTATGATTTATCAGCTGTTCACGCGTGGCCGTTCGTTCCTGTTCAAATGTTAACGGCTTATACTTTTGCGCTTCCGATAAAAATTTTTGTAATATTCCGCTTTTGTTTCGGTGGTTATTTTGCTTAATGCTTACGTGCTTAATCATAAGTGTAAAATTGATAAAAGTTTAAAACTTGTTGAGATGTACGGCGGCAAATAAACGCATCTTTGTGTGCGCGCTTCCACGTTGTTAGCATAATTTCAGCTTCTTCAAGTGTATTATAAACAAACATAATCCTGTATAAGCTATCTGTTTGTTCTACTTGCGCCTGTTCTAATGTACACATAGCTAAATGTTCAGCGCGTATAAATTCAGGGTGTCTTGTGCTAAGTATCTGAATGCAGTACATAGTATCTGTTTGCGCGTATGCTGCGGCGCTAAATAGTAAAATAAAAAGTAGTGTTTTCATGATTTGAAGTTTTAAGTGTTAAAAGGTTCGGTTTTGTAGGTTGACCGAAAACCTTTGATAAGTTAGTTGTATTTTGCTTTGAATTTTTTTACAAGTGACATAGCGTACATGTGTGCATCCAATTCATCAGAGAAAAATTTTTCTTTAGAAACATAAGTATCAAAAACATATTTTACACAAACTTCGCCATCGCATTCTTCAACCCAAATTTGATATTCTCCGATTGGAACTTTTGTTTCAGTAGATATAATAAAGAAAGAATAAGTTGTAATGTTAGCGATACCATCAAAGTAAGTTTCAGTAGATAAAGTTGAAGTTGTCATAATCTTAATTTTTTGAAGTTTAAATAATTCCCTTTCGTTATTTGTTGATACAAAATTACACCTAATTTTCATAACTGCAAATAATTTTATAAAAATTTAATAAAATATTTTATCTTTTTTTGCGCTAACTTTACAACCAAATTAAATACACATGATTTTCAGAAAACGAAACAGGGCAGAACAAAACGAAAGTAATTACCAGAAGTGGCTTAAAACCTACATTCCC